ACCCACTGATGCCCCTCGACATCATGCTAGACTTGGAGACGCTGGGGATCACCCCCGGCTGTGCCATCCTCCAGATCGGTGCCGTCGCCTTCGACCGCGAGAAGTTCGACACCCGCATCTCGCCCCCCTTCGAAGTGACGATCAGCGCACAGAACAGCGACGAGTGCGGGTTCACCGCGTCTCCGAGCACCGCTGCGTGGTGGGCAGTCCAACCCGAGGACGCCCGGCGTGCTGTCTTCACGCCCGCGACCCCGCCGTCGGCCGTCTTCCCGGCCTTGACCGCCTTCCGCTCGTGGTGGTCAGAGATCGCCGTCGGTGCCGATGACCTGATCCTGTGGACCCAAGGCAACTTCGACGCGCCGATCCTCGAAGCCGCGCTCCAGAAGTTTGCCATCCCGACCCCGTGGAAGTTCTGGAACGTCCGCGACACGCGCACCGCCTACGATGTGCTCCTCGGACCCGACGGGCGCAAGCTGATCAAGTCCCTGCCGCGCTTCTCGCCCGCGCACACCGCGCTGGGGGATGCCATCCACCAAGTCGCCTGCCTCAAGCGCGCCTATGAGGTGAGCCATAACCGGCAGGGGAAATGGGCGTCCTGATACTACCACCCGAGATCGTGCATGTGTGGGCAGCAGGTTCAGGCGTGTGACGTGGGTCTAGCTACTACCGCCCAAGAACCGGCCGCCCCCTGACGGCGTGATCCGGGGGGGCCTAAGTCCAAGCCGCCGTCAGGTCCACGCAAGTCGGCTCGGCGGCTGCTTCTCGGGGATATGGCTCCGGCCATATCCCCTCTGCCCGACGATGCGGATCGGCTTGCCCATCCTCATGCTCTGGAAGCCCATCGCCCCATATCCGAAAGCATCCACGAGGTCGGAGAACGGGTGCGTCTTCATCGGCTTCGGGTTCAACTCCCCCGTCCGCGACCGGGGGTAGCGATACTCGCTCTGCAAGGCGCGGATCAGCGTCGGGCAGCCCTCGCGTGAAATCAGCACCGCAGGATCGCCCGCCATCTGCAAGGTCAGGAGCGTGTCGATGGCCCGCAGGCGCGGCTCGATATCGTTCGTGGGTGCCAGCGACACCTCGTAGCCCAGACGGTTGATCGCCATAAGCTGACTTTCCTCACTGATGCTCTCCCGCTTCACGCAGGAAGGGTCCGCGACGACGTAGGCGCTGCCATTGAAACTGGCGAACATCGTGGGCGTCAGGTGCCCGGTGAAGAACTTCTCCAGCCCCACACCCTCCACGAATACCTCCTGCAAGACCCGCAGCCTCCCGGTCATCTCCCGCTGCATGATGATCGCGGCGGGGTTGCGGTCCGTGTCGAGGCCGATCATGAAGGTGTGCCCGTCCAGCGGGCGCAGTGTCGGCCGGGTGTGGAACTCGTAGGAGAACAACTCCCCGAAGACCGCGCGTCCGCTCATGTCGTCGCCGTTGAGGCCGTGCACGAAGACGTCTTGGAACGCCTTCGATGTGCCGTGCATCAGGCGCGGGTAGTAGTCATCCGGCAGGTTCTCCACGTTCTCGGCGTCCACACTCAAGCCCGACGGCTGCCGCCAGAGCCTCCAGCCCTGCGGGCAGTCCACCTCCAGCGCCTTGTGCCACTCCGATCCGTTCGGGTAGGGGTTCGACACGCCGATGAGGCCCTGCCACGTCGGCAAGACCCCACCCAGCACCTCGGATGGGTAGCGCCCGAGACGACCGAGAAGCGAGGGGATGACTTTGAAATCCACCTCGCGGAACTCCTCCACCAGCGCCCCGGTCAACTGCGTCGACAGGAGCCGTCGGATGTCCTCCACCGTCTCTAGCGGGATCAGGAGCCACTCCGACTGCACCCGCGTGCCGTCGGCGAGGGGGAAGTTGAAGTAGATCGTGCTGGCCGACACACGCCAGTCCGCGAGCGAGCCGAAGATGCCCTGAACGTCGGTCAGGAAGGTGGTCTTCAACTGCTGGAGGGTGTTCCGCACGATGGCGAAGCGTGTGGGACGCACGCCTTGCGCGTTGGCCTTCTGGGCCATGGCCCGGCGCATGATCTCCCAGATCCCGCCTGTCGACTTCCCCGATCCGATGGGGCCGACGATGAAGCGTGCCAGCGACGTGCTGTCCAGCATCAGGGAACGGATGGTGCGCGGAGGCGCGTAGTTCAGGCTCAGACCGCTCATACTTCCGGTGCCCACTCTGGCAGCCCGTCGTCGCCGCGCAGCGGCAGCGAGACGAGGAGTTCATCATCTTCCTCGCCGATGGCGATCACATCGTCGGGGGTTATGTCGAGGAAATCTTCGGGGTCGTCAGCCCCGTCGCCGATCTCTCCGACTTCCCCGTCGACGAAATCCTCAGCATCGTCTACGATATCGTCATGCCTGATCCTGCTCGCCACGCTCCTGACCTCCGTCACGGTCTTCATCCCGCCCTCGCCGCGACCCTGCGGATCGGTGAGGTCGATGGAGATCGTGACCTGCACGCCGTCGCCGCCACCCTTCCCGCCCCCGCCAGACGGCCCGTCGACTTCGAAGCCTCCCAGCTTGGCCAAGAACTTGACCGTATCCGTGCGGTGGTTGAGCGGGTAGGCCGGGTTCTGGGCAGCGGCTACCAGCGGCAGAAGCAGGTGCTCCACCGCCATCGCGGAGCGCACCTTCACACGGGCCTTTGCGTTGCCTGCCGCGTGCCACGCCGCACGGGCCTCCTTGAGCATCTCCTGCACGACGTCGAGCGAGAGGATGCTCTGCGCCACCTCGCGGTCTACGATGCCGTGCTCTCGCCAGACGTCGGCCGGAGGGCGCAAGCCACAGGCAAGATCGTTGACGAGACGCCCGAGATCGAGTTCTTGTCCAGCAGGAAGTCCTACTGCCATCCCACCGAGCGAAGCCACATTCAGCAATCTAGGAGCCTCCGTTCATGATCTCGTATGGCGAGTATCTTCGGGCCACATCGCGTGACGATGCCCTAGCGTATTCCGAGGCTCGCGAAAAGTCGAGCGACCTCGCGGGGGCGATCCGCAGGGTCATTCAGGAGATGCGGATGCACCGCGACAGCAGCGGTGCCGGTGGGGACGGCGACAGCAGCATCAGCGGTCGGCTGATGCACTGCCTGCGCGCCTACAACGGGTTCTATTCCCCCGCGCAGTTGCAGGAGATCAAGAAGTTCGGCGGCAGCGAGGGCTTCGCGCGGATCACGGCCGTCAAGTGCCGGTCGCTCACGGCGCTCCTTGAGGAACTCTACCTCAGCAGCGAACGACCGTGGAAGGTCGAGCCGACCCCGGTGCCGTCGCTGCCCGAGGACATCGCCGAGAGCATCCAGCGCCTCGTCATGGCCGAGGTGCAGGGGGCGACCGGACCGGATGGCCAGCCGCCGGATGCGGCCATGATCCTCGACCGCATGGGGCAGCTTCACGAGGCAGCCATGCGGGCAGCCAAGGAGCGTGCGTCACGGCAGTCCGAGCAGGCGACGATGAAACTCGACGACATGCTGGTCGAAGGGGGCTTCTACTCTGCCCTCAAGGAGTTCCTGTCGAACTTCTCGCGGTTCCCCTTCGCCGTGCTCAAGGGGCCTTACTTCAAGATGCAGCGCATGGTGTCCTACGTCGACAAGATGCCCGCCGTCGTGGAGAAGCCGATCCAAGCCTTCTCGGCTCCGAACCCCTTCGACATCTGGTTCAGCCCCAGCGCCAGCAAGGCGTCCGACGGCGATATCATCGAGCGCCTCGTGCTGAACCGCTTCGACCTCGAAGCCCTTCGGTCCACCCCGTCCTACGACCCCGATGCCATCGACGCGGTTCTCAGCCAGATGCCCAACGGGCACAGCGAGTGGACCTCGGCCATCGAGCAGACCCGTGCCGATCAGGAGAACCGGGAAAGCCCGATGCTCCGCGACACCAAGGGCCTCTACGACTGCTTCGAGTTCCACGGCTGGATCGAAGGCGAGACCGCTGCCAACGACCCGATCCTCGGTATGTTCGACCTCGACCCGGACCGCAGCCACCACTGCACGGTGCGGATGATCAACAGCATCGTGATCTCGGCACATCCGAACCCGGACCCGATGGAGCGCGTGATCTACCACGTCGACAGCTTCGAGCGCGTGCCGGGGTCGGTCATCGGCCGTGGCCTGCCCGAGGTGCTCATGGACGTGCAGGGGCTGGCCAACGCCGCCTTCCGCGCGGTCATCAACAACATGGGACTGTCCTCCGGTCCGCAGGTCGGGATCAACACCTCGTCCTACAACGAGGGCGAGAACGGCTCGGAGATGTATCCGTGGAAGCGGTGGACCTTCACACCCGACCCGGCTGCGCCCAGCGCCCCACCGCTGATCTTCTTCCAGCCATCGGACAACAGCCAGAACCTGATGAACGTCTTCGACCGGGCGATGATCTACGCTGATGAGGTCTCGGCCATCCCGCGCTTCTCGGCCGGGGGCACGGCGGGGTCGGGGGCCGGGCGGACCGCCTCGGGCCTCGCCATGCTGCAAGGCAACGTGGCCCGTGTCGTGAAGCAGATCGCAGGCAGCATCGACGAGACGATCATCGCGCCGATCCTCCAGATCATTTACGACATGACGCTTTTGACCGACACCACAGGCGTGTTCCGGGGGGACGAGAAGATCCGGCCGCTCGGCGTGCAGTCGGCTGCCAAGCAGGAGACCGAGAAGATGCGGGCGCTGGAGATGCTCCAGATCACCGCCAACCCCATCGACATGCAGATCATGGGGCCGGACGCACGCGCGATGCTGCTCAAGGAGATCGCCGACAACCTCGGCTTCGACCAAGGCAAGCTGGGGGCACTGCTCGACGCGCGGGCCAAGGCCCTCATGCAGCAGGGCACCGACCCGACGGCTCCGCCCCCGCAGCAGGGCGGCACGCCTCCGGGTGGCCCGCCACCCCCCGGTGCCGGGCAGAACCAGCAAGGCTCGATGCCCGGTCCTGCACAGTCCGACGGCGGGGTCGCAGCCCCCACCGAAGGCATGATGCGCACAGGCTAGACCCACGGCTTCGGCCGTGGTAGTTTTCATGTCAACATGACCCCGAGCACCTCCAGAGGAGTGTCCAAGATGCGGAAAGCCGAACAGTTCAACCCGATGAAGAACGGGGCGATCAACCTGACCAAGGGCCAGCACACGCCGTCCAAGGTGACGAACAAGATGGGCGCTGGCAGCCAGATGGGTCCGTCCATCGCCAAGGGCTTCCTCGTCACGGGCGTTGGCGACACCCGCCCGACCGGCGGCAAGTTCACCAAGGCCAACACGGCA